CGGCACTGCCATCAGAAACCTACTACCAGCATGAGCGGCCGGCTCAGTCCTATGCCGAACCGATCGAGCGCAGCATTGATGAGGTGCGCGAGGCGCTTGCCTGTATCCCGCAACGCCAGCCCGGCACCGGCACCTACCACATCTACCGCAACATCTTCTGGGGTCTGATAAAAGCCTGCGGTGACGCGGAACAGGCCATTGCCCTGATGCAGCAGCACAGCCCCGAATGGCATGGCCTGCAGCAAATCGCCAACTCCGGTGGTGACCAGATCAGCGCCGGCACTTTCTGGTACTGGGCGCGGCACCACGGCTGGAAGCCTGCCGTGCCTTTGGTGCGCAACAAGCGGACCCGTGAGACTGCAGCCGTAGAGCCTGAGGTCATCAACCTGCAGCTTTACAACAAGACCGACACCGAATGGCTGGATCTGGTGGTGCGGCATGTGTTTCAAGCGCAGTCGCCACGGTGGATCTGCGTTGATGGTGTCCTCCATTGCTGGTGCGGCACGCATTACAAGCCGATCACTGATGAGAAGTTGGCGCCCAGCATTGCTGCGCTGCTGTCGCAGATGCACGTCGTCGATGCCCGCAATGGCGAGCGCTGTTACCCGTGGAAGCGGCCCAAATACGTCGATGAAGCCCTCGCATGGATGCGGCGGCTGCTGGACCCGGTGCCAGTCAACCCAGCCAATGCGATCAACTGCGCCAATGGCGTGGTGTCATGGTCATGGGCAGGCCGCAAACTCAACTACGCCTTTACGCCGCACGATCCCGACACGGCGTTCACTTACGTCACCGCCTACGCCTACGACCCCGAAGCCAACCCGCAGCATCTATGGCGCCTACTGGAAGCTGTCGAGCCAGGCGACCGCGACACGCTGCAGCGCATCCTCGGTAGCGGCTTGGATCTGACCAAATACCGCGCCACACGCGGCAGGCCACGGGCAGTGCTCATGATCGGTGAGGGCAGCAACGGCAAGGACACCATCCGCACCGCACTGCGCGACACCCTCGGCAGCCGTAATTTCACGTCCTGCTCTCTGGCCGACTTCCGCCAGTATGACCAAGGCCGCAAATTTCCGATCGCCCCGCTGCGTGGTGCCTCGGTCAACTGGTCCAGCGAGAACAGTCAGTTTGTTCACATCGACAACCTGCAGTCACTCAAGGCTGCAATTAGCGGCGAGGAACTGTCTTACGAGCTGAAAGGCGTACAGGAGTCGCAGTTTGTGCCGTCTTCATTGTTCGTGTTCAACCTGAATAAAGACCCGTCCCTATCTGGTGATCAGGTGGCTATTGAGACCCGGTTTCATGTGTTCAGGTTCCGTAAAACGTTCATGGCAACGCCTACAGAATCAAGTCACATTCAAGCGGATCCACGGTTAAAGGACGACCCTGATTTCATCCAGCAGCAGATATGTCCAGCGTTTCTCAATTGGCTGCTAGAGGGCTTGTCTTTGGCTATCGAGTACGGCATCGACTACAGCTCAGGTCGGCAGGCCATGGAAGATGTCAGGCGTGCAAGTTGTCATCTATGGGAGTTCTGTGATGCCATCGGATTGCACCATGAGGAAGGTGCAACGGTATCCGTAAAGCGGGTCTGGGAAGCATTGCAAACCTGGTACAGAGACGAGGGGTATCTAGATAAGAATGACCGCTGGCTAATGGACCCGCCTACCGATCGGACGGTCAAGGCACCACGGCTGCTGGTGCCAGCGCTGCGGCAGATCTTCCCAAAACTTGCGTCCGCCAGGGGCGGCAAATCCCGTGACCGTCTTATCGAGGGTCTCAGGATGGACGCATGGTGAGACGGTTGGCGGACGCAACTTGCGTCACGGCGGACGCTAGGCGGACGCAAATGGCGGACGCAAAAACCCTGTCTCTATCTATCTTTTTACCTTGGCGGACGCAAATAGGGGATAAATATCGTGTATAGAAAAACGGGAAGGGGGGAAGGTGTAGAACGTATAGGGGGGGTAAGGGAAAAACCCGATTTTGCGTCCTCCCTTGCTACGACTAGGTTTTTTGCGTCCGCCCATGGCTCACTTGCGTCCGCCATCCCTGAGATCCCTGTCCTACACTGCATTCTTTGCGTCCGCCACCAAATGAAAGAAATCAAAGTCCGCTTTGAGCCTGCAGACCTGGTGGCGCTAGACCAGCAGGCGGCAGCAGCTGGGGTGTCCCGTGCGGAGTTGATCCGCAGCCGGGCGTTGGTGTCGAATTGCGACAGTGGACTTACCGTTGCTGGTTATCACCGGCTAGTGTCCGATGCGCTTGCCAATGTGCGCGGGGACATCCCACGCCGCATGGTTGAGCAGCTTGTCGCTTATGTCATCACATGGATCTCATCAACATCTCAGCCAAGCAGCAACCAGTCCTGAATCGCCTCAGCGACACCATGGACCATGCACTTGCTTATGCCGCCGCAGTCGTGGATAATGCCACCGATGACGGCGTGCCCATACCCGCTGAACTGGTCGCCAGCTTTGCTGCTGATTACGACCGCATCATCCTTTACCTCACCCAAGCGGCCAGTGTCGGATCCCGTTGACCACCCAAGCCACTACACCAGCAGCAGCATTGAATGCATTGATGCAATCCGCGCAGCACTCACACCAGAGGAATGGCGCGGTTACATCAAAGGCAATGTTATGAAATACTGCTGGCGCGAGAGGCTTAAGGCTGGCGACATTGACCTAGCCAAGGCTGCTTGGTATCTCACACACCTGCACCAATGAAGCTCATTACCACGCAGGGCGACCTCGCCCATGCGCTACGCACCATTGCCCCAGCCATCAGCGCCAGCAACAGCCACCCGATCCTGAGCTGCTGCCTGCTTGCTGCCGATGGCGCAACCATGACCATCACCGGCTTCAACCTGGACCTTGGCATCAGCGTCACGGTCCCCGCAGCTGTAGAGGCACCTGGCACCGTCGCGTTGCCGCAAAGGCTGCTAGCGGGGCTTGTAAGCCGCTTTGAGGATGGTGAGGTGCTCACCCTGTCAGATGGGCTCCTGAGCGCTTGTGGGGCGTCCTACGGCCTTGCAGCGATGGATGCTGAGGATTACCCCGCCATGCCGGTTGTAGAGGCACCTGGCGCTGAGCTATCGCTATCCGACGGTGTACGTGCCTGCCTGCCGTGTTGCAGTACAGACATCAGCAAGGCCATGCTCTCCGGCATTCACATGGCAGCCGGTTACATGGAGGCGACCGATGGTCACCGCATGATGCGTGTGCCCGTAGCGCTGCCGGATGGCATTGACCTGGTGCTACCAGCCAGCACGATGAAGCTGCTGCAGGATCGAGTCGTCGGCATTGCAGCCGCAACCGGTCAAGCCGTCATCGATGCCGGTGATGGCATCACCATCTACAGCCGCATCCTTGATGGCAAATACCCCGACGTAGCAGCGCTGGTGCCCGCCAGCTTTGAGCACGCCATGACCCTCGACCGGCACCGCTTTACCCGGTGCCTAGAGCGCGTCTCCCTGATCGCAGAGGCGCACAACTCCGTCGTTAAGCTCACCGCCGGATCAGGTGGCCTTGCCATCACCGCTGAGGCCGATGCCAACAACGGCAAAGAGCTGATCACCTTCGAGGGCAGCGCCGTTGGCTCGTGGGCGTTCAACGTGCACTACCTGCTCGATGGACTGAAGGCCATGCGCCAAGCGGAGACTGTTACACTGTCGGCCAATAGTGCAACAACGCCAGTCGTGCTGAGGCCGACTAGCATGACGGAGCAGACTTATCTCATCATGCCGATTCAAATCCGGGAGTAATACAATGGCGCGCAAGTGCAACAATACAGAGTCTGACCAGCGTGTAAATGCTGTCTACAGCTTGCTCTTGCGTGCACACAGTAGAAGGCAAATCATACAATTTGCAGCGGAGAACTGGGGAATAGGCGAGCGCCAGGCCGATGCTTACATTGCTCGCGCTCGCCAACTCCTATCGCTTGACGCCGAGATAGAGCGGCCTCAATGGCTAGAGGCTGCCGTTGCCAGGCTGCAGGAATATGAGCGTCGTGCATCAGACAAAGAGCAACTCGGTACCGCTTTGATGGCGCTTGAGAAGCAAGCCCGGCTGCTGCGGTTTGAGATGTCGTGAGTCTGCTGTCTGGCATCTGCGAACCAGTGCCGCTGCTTGCGTTTATGCAGCAGCAGACACCAGAGGATACGGGTGATCTAGTTGCCCGCATCCGCGCTGACCTGCACCCTGGGCAGCTTGCGTTTGTCGATGACACTGCAACGCAGATCCTTGGCATCAGTGCGGGTTACGGCGCGGGCAAGACCAGGGCACTGTGCGCTAAGGCCGTGATGCTGGCGGCGGTCAATCAGGGCTTTATCGGCTGCGTCATGGAGCCAACGGGACCGCTGATCCGCGACATCTGGCAGACGGACTTTGAGGCATTCCTTGAAGCGTACGAAATCCCGTACACCTTCAGGGCTAGTCCGCTGCCGGAATATATGTTGCACCTGCCAGGCGGTGACACCAAGATCCTGTGCCGCAGCTTTGAGAACTGGTCGCGCATCATCGGCCTGAACCTTGCCTGGG